ACCATACGTACCCAGAAGCAAACAGGTCGGATATTGCGTTTACACGTGCTATCTTATCGCTTCCTTTGCTCGGTGTATACTCATGTAGAGGGATGCCCATCTTCCTCATCTCATAGATTAAAGGCGCACCAGCCGCTTTCTTTTCTACAATCAAGGTATCTGGGTTCCACTGTTTCCAGAATTCAAAAGCCTTTTGTTTCAGCTCCGGAAACTCCATACGTTGTTTAAACGCATCCAATAGGATGATATTGGCTTTGGTTTCTCCATACTGATTGGGGTGGTAAAAGACCCCCCATGTGGTGCATGCTGAGTAGTCAGCCCTATTGGATTTCTCAAATGCCGTGTCCCAAGACTGAATGATGTAGTCACAAGGAGGTGGATATTCATCTTCCCAGATTTTCCACATGTCCCGTTTGACAATCGCTCCCTCTTCTGAGGTTGGGTTTTGTTGGTACTGCGCTTCCCATTTGGCTACCGGAAGTTCTGACCTTAAAGCTTCTAAGGCTTCTTTAGACCAGAATCCCGGCCATAGGGGGACACCTGACGGCATGATGGCTGGAAAATCAATGACTTCCCACTGATCTACACCTTCTTTGCCTTGGTTCTTTAGGATTTGGCCGGTTAAGTCCCTTTTAGACCAGCGGGTCATGACGATGATAATTGCACCACCCGGCTGGAGACGCTGACGAGGGCCGGAGGTGTACCACTCATATACATTGTCAAAGACCGCAGGATTACCCTGTTTAGCCTCTTGTTCTGAATGGGGATCATCAATGATTAAGAGATCTGCGCCTTTTCCTGTAACGGCACCGCCAACACCGATGGCGAAGTAGTCACCGCCTTTATGGGTGTTCCATCTTCCTGCGGCTTTTGAATCGCTGGAGAGCTTGGTTTCAAATACCTTCTGGTAGGCATCCGAAGAAACAAGGTTCCTCACCTTACGTCCAAAGCCTACGGCTAACTCCGCAGTATGGGCTGTCTGAATGATCTTTTTCTCAGGAAACTTACCCAGAAACCATGAAGGCAATAAGAATGAGGCAAACTCAGACTTGGTATGCCGAGGAGGCATATTGATGATTAATCTCTTTAACTCCCCTGCGGCAACTCTTTCAAAAGCATCAGCCATGATCTGATGATGTTTACCTGAAATAAACACCGGCCACATTTGGGAGGCAAAGAAGATAAACGACTCCTTACACCTCTCTACCCTGTCATACTCCAATAACTTCCTAATCTTGTCTTGACGCTCTTCATCTACCTTATCAACAAGACTAAGGTAATCTGCGATTTCTTTCTTGGTCAGAAGTGTCATAACACTTCTCCTCGCATTGGCATGCTCATCATAACGATGCCACGGCTTTAACAGATTTATCCACTACACGGATACTATTTGCCTTATGTGGCTTCATGACTATCTTTCCTTCTGCGGCTAGTTTATGTACTACCCTATGGATATTTGACTTAGACGACTTATGAACACCTTTGGCTATTACCGAATATGACGGCGCTACACCATAAAGCTTTATATAAGCTCTGATGAATTCAAGTATCAATTGGTCTTTCTCTGTCACTGTATATACCTCCAGTATGTAGTTTAAACGCTAATCCGAACGTTCGCAAGTCTTTTCTGAAAATATATATACCCCCCATGTTTTGATTTAGGCTTTTGTACGAACGTTCCTATAGATTAAGGTGGGGTAAATGTGGGAGTAGATTAGAGCGTGTAGGCTGACGGGGCAGGCATGCGTATAAGGCGGGGGTGGGGATAGGTGGGGTTCTCCTCCTCACCACATTGCCGTTTACACTGCCCTCTGTTTAAACAGTGCCTTGTCTCTTGAGAGGTTTAACGTTATCCAATAACTTGAGATGAGATGCTAGATCTTTCTTAAGCTCATCTGCCGATTGTGTCTTAACCTCTGCCTGAGTCTTATCAATGAATAGGCCCACAGATTTGCCGAGTAATTCAAGAGCTTTTAATTTGGTGCCCTCTTGCTTGGCACTCTTACTATGTGCCAATAATTGCTTTAAGACATATCGCTTAGTGCTTGCAACATCCTCTGACAGATACTCGATCACTTCCTCTTGAGCATTCTCAACTAACCTCTTGATCCTTGGATCTCTTGCGAGCTTGCTTGCATTGCTTGCCGTACATGCATCATTGCCCCTTGAATCAGGATAAGCCCTCCGATAGCTATCCTTGAGAGTGAGACCTTCAATTAACCCTTGGGTGAATGCCAATTGCTTAGAGGTGAGCTTTTTAGTGCTTGGAGTGTTTTTATAGTTGCCGTCCTTCCTTATCTCTGGTTTATCCGCATTCATTGCCAATTGCTCTGCGAGGGTTAATTCAACCTCACCTTCGCCCTCATTTTCAATATCCAATGCATCAAGCTCTGCGAGCTTTTCTAAGTATTCATCACTAGTTACCTTGCCCATGTTTAAACACCTCCGATTGAATTGATCCTCACCCTCGATTCACTGATTATATTCACAGTGCCGTTCTTGTCCACAGTATATCCACAGTTGTGGATAAGTACAAGGTTATCCACAGGTTGTTGTTATCCACAGCATGTGCATAATTTGAGTTATCCACTGCAAAATGTGAATAACTTTGTAATACTTTAGTGCACAAACCCTCTAGGATCGCTCAAAATTATTTTTTAATGGTAGGACAAGGGTAAATGAAAAAAACGCTCTAAGGGCCCTTTAAAGGCCTTTAATCGGCATGTATGTATATACAGTATTTTGACCCTTGGCACATGCCTTGCTTACCCTTTCGCCCCTCAAGTGCCTTATATATATGAGCTTGAAATAATAACCTTACACTTTGCTCAGGTAAGTATTGCTATCATTTAAACGGTGATAGTAAAATCAAGGTTCTGCAATGTTGCAGTGCTTAATAAGGATCTTAAAATGTTCAATACCAGAGAAGAATATCTCAAGGCCATGATAGAGGAGCTTAGACCTCTATTTGATTTCAATGGACACCCATTACCTCTTAATATCAGAGTGACATGCGGTTTTCCCCTCAATGCCAAGCGCTCAGGGGCCATTGGTGAATGTCACCCCTCCATTAACTCTAATGATAACCACTATGAGATCTCGATCTCACCGGTGCTTGCCGATGTTGAAGTGGTGTGCTCTACATTGATCCATGAGCTTGCTCATACCCTTAAAGGGTGCATGAATCATGGTGTTAATTTTGCCAAGGCATGCGATGCAATGGGCCTAGTCCCTCATGCCACTGCAAAATACAAGGCCACAAGTGCCGGTGTGGATTTTCTCAATCGATACGGCAAGATCATCGATTCTCTCGGAGCTTACCCTCATGCAGAGCTTTCATTCGCTAATCGCAAGACGCAAACCACACGCATGCTCAAGGCATGTTGCCCCACATGCGGATACACGGTTCGCCTTACTGCTAAATGGGCTTACACCGATCATGGTGATCTTAACCTCCCGATCTGCCCCAATGACCAATTTGACATGGAGCTTGCATAATGACTACCCTCAACCAATTAATGATCGAAAGCACCGCCACAATTAATGGTGCTTATGCAAAATACGCTAATCGCTCACCCTTGGGCAATACAGGCAAGCGAGAGATGTGCACCTTTCTCGCCGAGGGCATCAAGAGGGGGGCCTTCACAATGAGCGATGTACTCGCAACACCCCCGATCATCACCACAGGCATACAGGCCACAATTCAAGGGACTGCGATTGAGTCAGTAGCGAATAAAGCGAATGACCTCGCCCTTGAGGGCTTGCAGAAAATCAATGCATTGAATGCCAAGCTCATCGATGTGAATCAAGCCCTTGGCAATCAATACAATGCGATCAATGAGCTTAGCACAAAGCTCAATGTCATGGGGTCAATTGACCTCGATCAATCGCTCATCAATGCCAAGGTTCACCAACTGATTGAGGACTCATTTAAGCCGTTTAAACAGGCAATTGAGGATAAGGGCGCTCAAGCGATTGTGGCAAACCTTAACCCAGTGATTAAGATCGATCGCAAGCCTTGCTTAGATGTGTTTGGCATTGATCTGCCCCTCGATTTTGATATTTACAATGACCCCTCTGCGCCCTCGATTGACCCTCATTTTATTTGGACAGAGGACATACTGAAATCACTCGCATTCTCTCAGGACACCGGCGCAAACCTATGGTTCGGGGGCGAGAAAGGTACAGGCAAGAGTCAAACCGCCGAGCAATTCTCTGCGAGGACGGGCCGAGGTTTTATGAGATACAACTTTCACAAGTACACCACTGCATCAGATTACCTTGGTGATGTGGGCCTTGAGAATGGTGCAACAGTGTTTAAACAGGGTGATTTTCTCAGGGCTTACACTGCCCCTTCAACCGTGATCTTGCTCGATGAGATCACCAATGCAGATCAAGGTGAGCTTGCACCTCTCAATGGTTTTCTTGAACCCAATGCCAAGGTCACCTATGGTGGTCAACTGTGGTCAAGGGCCGAGGGTGTGATCGTGATCGGTGCAGATAATACCCTCATGAATGGCGATGTATCAGGACGTTATGCCGGTACTCGCACCACTAACAGTGCGCTTGCAGATCGATTCTCTGCGGTCATTAAATTCCAACACCTCCCCATTGAGGTCGAGTGCAATGCAGTGATGAATCACACCGGTGCATGTGAAGAGCTTGTGATGCATGTGCTCAATGCAGTGCATGCTTGCCGAGCAAAGGTGCAGAGTGGCGATATTATTGATGCCCCCTCGATTCGCCAAGTAATCGCCTTTATTCGCCTAGTCAAGTACCACTCAGTCGGTGTAGCGTGGGAGATGGCGATCCAAAATCGTCAACCGGAAGAAAGCTCAATCGCATTGACAGGCATGTTCCAAGCATGCATTGATCCAAGCAAAATCGATTCACTAATAGGGGGTTCAAAATGAAAGGTTATATTTTCAAGCGCTCGGTCGAGACCATTCTCAATAAGATCGCAAGCACTTCAAAGCTCAAGGTCAAAGTAATTATGTGGGACAACATCTCAACCGCATGCGTGAATAGTTCCGGTGTGATTCGCCTTGCAGATGTGAGGGACGATGCAAACCTTTCTCAGGCTTTCCTTGATCGATATGTAGGCTTTGTTGTTCATGAGCTTTGTCACGTCAAATACACCAACTTTAAAGCAAACGGTGAGGATCAATACCTCAATCAACTGCACAATGCGGTCGAGGACATTTGGATCGAGCGCCAAGCGATCAAGCAATCATTGACAGGCAATGTTGCTAATGTGTTTAAACGCATCATCGATCAGATGGTTGCCGAGTCATTGGACAGTGTTCAGGATTGGAGCGATCCACGGCAATATCCATTCGCCCTTGCGGTTCACGGTCGCAGATATGCCAACAAAGTGCCACTCGCAGAGGGCCTTGCACCTATATTTGACAAGGCATCGGATCTCATTGACAAGGCAAAGGACTCATTCGAGACCCTCGCTATTGCCAAGTGGGTGTTCGATCAATTGAATTCAATCGAGGGCAATCAACCCGATCAAGGCAAACCAGAGAGCAAGCCCGAGGGAAAACCCGAGCAAGGCCAAGGTCAGGGCCAAGGTCAGAGCGAGCAAGGCGAGGGTCAATCAGAGGGCCAAGCAAAGGGCCAAGGCCAAGGCGAGGGTCAAGAGGGGGGTTCTAAGCCCTCAGATCAAGCTCAGAGCGATCAAAATGCAGAGGGTAAGGGTACAGGCAAGGCGAGAAAGCCCGAGGGCCAAGCGGTCGAGGTCGAACCCAATTGTGAGGTGTCGAAAGGTGATGCCGGTATCGGTTCCTATTCAAAGGATAGTGATCTCAGGGACGCAAGTGTTCACCTTGAGGGCCGGTCAAAATTCGATGTAGAGGTGAATGTAAATGCCAAGCTCAGGTATCAGGTTCGCAGATTATTTGAGAATACCGGACTCGATGAGTGGCAACACAATCGCAAGGTCGGTGCGATCAATACCTCCAAGCTCGCATCGATTGCAACAGGTAATGTTCATGTGTTTAAACGGCATCATGAAGAGGGTGGGATTGATTCTGCGGTCTCGATTGTGCTCGATCTCTCAGGTTCAATGCGGAGGGGCCTTGACAAGCCTACTGTCAAGACATGCGTGGCCCTCTATGAGACCCTCTCGAATGCCGGTGTATCGGTTCAGGTAGTCGGGTTTAATTTTTACACCTCTGTTCTAGTACCCTTCAACACCCCAATTGTCAAGGCCAAGCAAACCCTCTCAAGGGTTGAATTCCAAGGGTCAACGAATGATTACTTTGCCATTCGATTCGCCCATGAGACCTTGCACAATCGCCCCGAGGTTCGCAAGGTTTGCTTTGTGCTCACCGATGGAATTGGGGCCAAGGATAACGTGATCGCTCAGATCGCCCAAGGCGATGCCCTCGGAATCACCACAGTCG